GTACTCCATTTTTCCTAGTTACCTGACCCGATGAGTTCATTTGGAATGGGTTTTCATGCGGGTCAGATAGTTGAGAAGTACCTCCATAACTACCAGTAGGTACGTTAGAGTTGTCTAGTTCTAGTTTAGATAAAGTGAAGTTGAAAAACGTAATAGTATCACTTTCAGAATCAGAAGCAGCAATATTATCTACTACTGTTCCTGCTGAACTAGACTCATTGATTGCAGTTAAAGTTTGATTGTTTATAGTTGGGTGAACATTATCTGTTACACTTATAGTAATTGGTAAAGTTGTTATAGCATTTGTATCTTGACCTGCTTCGAAGTGTTCATCTGAAGCTGATATAGAAAAACTATAAGAAGAAGTTGTTTCAAAATCTAAAGAAGCAGTTGCTTGAGCAATACTTACAAAATTTGAAGATTTAGTTATAGTAAAATGATCTCCTGGTACTGAACTTGATCTAATAGTAATAGCATCTGAGTTAGTATCAGTAAAAAATATTTTTGCAACCTCTCCTGTAGATGCATTTTCATTTCTACTAGCTGAAAAAGCTGTTATAATTGTACCTGCAGCAGAAGTTTGTCTAAATACTGGAGCTGAGTTAGCAGTTACATCGATAAATAAGTTTTGATTAGTTACAGCATCAAAAGTATCAGTTACTTTTACTGGTACTTGATGTGCATTTGTACCATCTCCTCTATTTGTTGTATTAAATAGTTCAACTATTGATGAAGTAAGTAAAGTTACTACTCCATTTGAAGCTACATTTACAAATCCTGCTGTATATGAATCTTGAGCTGCAAAAGTTAATGATTGTCCTTGTATATCATTAGCAGTTAAAGTATGAACAGTAGAGCCTGATGTTAAAAATTCAGCTATATTTACATTTGCAGTAGAAGTAAACTGAGGAGCATCGTTTGGATAAAATACTTTCTCTAAAAAGTCTGATATACTACCAGAAGTACCTGGATTAAACGAAGAAGTAAAGAATCCTGGTAAATGTTGCTGAGATATTATTCTATTACCGTTAAATATAGAAGAATCTACTCCTCCTCCAAAGCCACTCCTTACAGCTGATTGAGATATGAAAAGATCTGATATAAAAGAAGCAGAATCAGCTATTTCAGCATGTGAAGAAGAAACTTCTGTTAATATTTCAACTGAAGCTGATATAGCATACGAAGCAGAAACGGCAAATAAAGCATGAGATGCAGTAGTAGCTGTTGCTCCTACATCTTCTCCATTTATAGAAAGGCCTCCAGATATATTAAGGGACCCGGTAAGGTTTCCGTAATCTCCAAGCTGCCCGCTTATTTGTTTCCACTTAATTAATGCCATTAGTTAACCAATTTACCAGTTATCATAAATTCATCGTCAGCTTCTAAGTCAAAATTTAAACTATTATTAAAAGTTATAACTACATTACTTCCAACTTCTGCTATTGAATCTATAGCATCTATTTCAGCAGCTATTCCGTTTACAAATACTGTAAAATCGTCTTTTTGTATTGCAGGGAACCCATCAGGTACCGTTGCAAAAGAAATATCCTGAAAGGTAACCACTGGATCTGATACAGAAACAGTAGTATTATTACTAGTAAAAGCATTATTAAGTGTGGTAAAGGTTTTTTGTTCTGCTGTCATTGCTTCAGCTATATTTTGTACTGTTAATCTAGTGGCAGATGCTCTATCGTAAAATCTTACAGTTCTCGAGTTTACTCTCGTATTAGAATATCTAGCCATTTATATGTCATTTATATCTTTTACTACTTCTGTTCCAAATAATACTGCAGCTTTATTAAAGAATTTCATAGATCCTTGTTGTAAAGCATTAATACTATCAGGTACTAAATGTCCTAAAAGGTTAATACTAAATTCTGTCTTAACTACTCTATCACTCCCTTGTGATAGTTCAGTCGTAGTAGCATAACTATCAATCATAGCTCTGAATTTAAATTGTTCTGGGTCTCCCCAATAAGCATCAGAAGCATAATTTATACTTTCTACTAATTTATTCATTTGTTCTATATATTGTGTAAAGATTACACAAGAATAAACTATATTTACATAGTCAGGCATTACTACACCTTGATATTCTTTCAATATAGACCTGTTATTAAGTAAAGAAAACCTATCATACTGGTTTTTCTTACTCCATTTCTTTTCAAATACTCCAAATTGTGTAGGTAAATTAGCATCTAGTTTATTTGCTAACTGTCTATTCTTTTCTACACTATCTCTTTTAATCATTATTAACGGTAATTGTATTTTGCCGTTTCTATCTCTATAAAATCCTTCTTTTTGTACTGCATGCCAGCGTTCTGGTGATCCATATAGTACAGGAACATCTTTTTGAGCTCCGTTTTGAAGTACATGTGGTTTAATTACATTGTTAAAATAGTAAAATATAGCACCATCAATGTCTTTTAACCCTAAACTAAATCTTTTAGTATTATCATCCTTAACAGATCTTTGTAATTCCCTTTTTTTAAGGTCCTGAATAGGTTGTTTACTACCACTAGCAGGTCCGCCCTGAAATGGATTGATAGAATCCTGGGATATCTGTGATTGAGTTTTAGGTAAAGGTTTATTACTACCTGCCATACTTTCTATTTACATGAGTTTTAAAAGCTCTTTTGAATTTAGTATATACATTATACAGTTTATACAGTTTTTCATCATTTGGAAGATCTTGTACAGCCTCTTTAAATGCATCGTTCAGTTGTTCTACCTCTTTTCTTAGAGTATATATATTATCATACTCTACATCATGAGTAATAGCACCTGTTTCAGGGTCAACTCTTTTATTTACTAACGTTGCACCACCTGGTTCTTCTTTTAGTATGTCTTTTATTTTCATAATAATTAATATTCTTCGTTTTGAGCAAAAGTTATACCAGTCTGCTCTCTTCTGGTCATATGAGTCTCTAAAATCAATGATACTGATGTACCAAATTGACTTCCATAGTCGGTTAAGTTGTAGCTCTTGTCTCTCCCCATAAATAATTGGTTCTCCCTTACGTTATCTACTACGTAATAGTCTTCTTGCCAATTTAGTATATCACCTACCTCAGGTACTACGTTTACATCTTCTAAATCTCGTCTAAGAAGAGCAAATTGTACGTCTCTAGTAAGATCAGGTCCAAAATCATCTACAGCTACTACTTGATCTCCTCTAGTTATAAGACAATTAAGTTTTAACGGTTCCAAAAACGATTTAACTAGTCCTTCACCGTATATATTTACTTCAGTATCTTTAATACTGAATTTATAGTATAATATCTCTTGTTCTACTATATCTTTTAGCAGTTCTCTATTAATATTTACCAATAAATTAAAATCTCTATTACTTCCGAATAACATTACTTCTCTTCTATTGTTTGTTCTCCTATTTTTATATCAATTATATTAGGATACTTGTTAACTGCGTTATCTTTTAAAGCATTAAATGCTTCTAAAGACTCTTTCTGTGATATTATCTTTATTTTTAACGTTTCTTTATTTTCTCCTTGCTTAGATGCTACTGTTACTGTTGTAACACCAGGTAAAGCTCTAATCATCTCTGCTGCTTTATTAGAATCAGTACCGTCTTTATATAAAACTTGTACCATAGCTGTATATGTTCTAAATTCTACTTCGCTAAGTATGTTTAATAGTTTCATTATCCTATATATAGTTTCATTGGTACTCCAGTCACCATTTTAGCATTAGCTTCCATCTCTCTTACTTGTTGTTCCATTTGTTCTACTCTAGAAGTACCTTCTAATAGAGTTCTTAACTGTTCTAACAAAGAAGTTTTCTCTGCTCTTGCGTCAGTTAATAGTTCAGCTTGGTTTAAAGTAGCTTCTGAACCAGGAACAGGTACTGTTTGGTATTTACCACGTACATATGCTAACATTTCTTTAGCTAATGCAGCAGCATATCTATAAATCCAGTCTCTACCAACAGAATTAATGTCTGTATATACGGGATTCTTAAAATTAGCATTAAATATGTTAGTTACGGGATTCTCTCCGCAGCAAGCACTATCGCTAGTGTTAATTGTAGCATTAGAATCACTAGAAGTTAGTTTATCTACGTTTTTAAAGTATTCAAACCTTAATTTACCTGCTTTTTGGGGAATAGGAAATAAAGTTAGTTGATTATTCATCATTTCAAACGTATAAGCTGATCTTCTTATCTGATCATTAAACTCTATAGCTTGAGTTTTCAATATATCGTAGGAAGCTGGCATTAAAAGAAAGTTAACTCCTGGACTATATGATCCGAAGTCAAAAGCATCCATTAAAGACTGTACTCCTGTACCAGTTCCTGCATAAGGGTCAAAATACCTTACAATAGAAGGTGGAGCTTCGTAAAAAATACGTCTTATCTCTATACCTCCTTCAATATTGTTATCTACTGCCCATTGATTAAGGTCATAGTCTTGTTGGTTGGATACTAAATCTAAATTACCTGAGTATTTAGTTACATCTCCTCCAACTTCAGCTTCAGTACCGTATTGTTGGCTATATCTTATCTGTTCGTTAAGGTTAGGTTTAATTAAAGTATTGTTTTGTACTTCTGATTGCTTAGTTCCTTGTAGGTTAAGAAAGTTTTGCTTTATTATAGAAGCATAAACCTCATTACCGTACGTAGTAATAGCTTCTTCAAAGCATGCGTAGAAAGATCCTGATTGTAATTCAACATCCATCAAAGGAAATCCTAATTTAGTAGCACA